GCTCCATCGTAAGTTAATCGTTGTTCAGCACTTACAGTTGTTCCACCATCAGATGTTACAAGTCTGTTATTTGATGCATTATTGATTGCAGTGATTGCGGGTGGAGTAACTGTAGCAAACGTACCATCACCTCGATAGAATGTTGAAGTATTCTTTGTTCCAGTTCCAATACGTGCAACAGGAACTGTTCCTGATGCGATATTTGAACCATTTAAATTTGTTAAAGATGCACCTGAACCAGAGAATGTAGTTGCTGTTAAAATTCCAGTTACAACTGCTCCCGTGTTTGAGGTTTCAAATTTTTTGTTTCCATTCCAATATAACTCTACCTGTGCAGCGTGGGCTCCTTTAAAATGAGGTGCACCTGTTTGTGATCTTAAAAGTAAATTAGAACTTGCACCTGGTTGTATAAT